GCCCGTAGAGATTTGGCTAAGAAAGACGAAGAACTCAAAGCACAACTTGATGTTGTTGCTGAGCAATTACTTGAGATATGCAAGGAGCAGGGTGCCCAAACCATCCGTACTCCACATGGCACCATTTCGCGCAGACTGAACAAACACTATTGGACCAATGATTGGGATTCGTTCTTTCGGTTCATCAAAGAGAACGAGGCTTTTTCATTGCTTCAACGGCGCATTAACAACGCGAACATGGAGCAGTTCCTTGAAGAGAACTCAAACCTTCACCCGCCGGGGTTACAGGCAGACATCGGTCAAACCATAGTTATAGTAAAACGCTAAGGAGCGCACATGAGCAATGATCTTGCTGTTCTGGATTCTGGGTTGCCAGATTACTTAAAGACCCTGCAAGTCGATAACACTACCAAGGCTCTCATGGGCGGCGGTAGCGGTTCACAGTCCAAGCGCATCTCCATCCGTGGAAGTGTGTGGCGACTGATGATCAACGGAAAGGAAGTCACGCACAATGAGGATCGCCATCTGAACGTGGTGATTGTCGCCGCTGCTGAAAAGGTATCGCGCACGTTTTACGCGCAGCAATATCAGGAAGGCGGTGAAGTGGTTCCCCCCGACTGTTGGTCTGCTAATGGCGAAGTGCCAGATGCGAAGGCTGCATCTCCGCAGTCAAAGCGGTGTGTAGACTGTCCGCAGAACATTGCTGGTTCTGGGCAAGGCAATAGCCGTGCTTGCCGTTATAGCCAGCGCATCGCCGTCGTTCTTGCGAATGACATTGGTGGAGATGTGTTCCAGTTGACACTGCCATCTACGTCGATCTTTGGAGAAGGTGCTGCTGGCAAGTGGCCCTTGCAAGCCTACGGCAAGATGCTTGGTAGCAAGGGTATTCCGGTTACTGCCGTCGTGACCGAGATGCGGTTTGATACCAATAGCGCCACGCCGAAGGTTAACTTCAAGGCCGTCAAGTTCTTGGAAGCAGATCAGCATCAACTTGCTATTAAGCAGGGCGAGACTGAAGCCGCCAAGCGAGCGATCACCATGACTGTGGCAGAGACTGATGGGGTGAAGGCTAAGGCTCTTCCTACTCCGAAACCCGCAGCACCTGCTCCAGTTGAAGAAGTTATCGCTGAACCTGTGAAGCGTACATCCAAGAAGGTCGAGGAGGCCGCAGCGAGCAAGCCTGATCTGTCTCAGATCCTTGCCACTTGGGATGACTAATGGCAACCACTAAGGGCTACACAACACTAACTGTACAGGCCGTCTACGATGCAAATCCTTTTTATCTTGGCGTTCAACTTGCCAAGATCTGCATCAGACTGAACATACCTGTTGCTGATGTTGCGGAGTACCTTGATGTGAGTAGGCCAACCGTTTATTCATGGTTTGTGGGTAAGCGGGATGTCGCTCCGAAGTACGCAGAACAGGTACAAAAGTTAATCGACAAGTTGTCGTAAAAGTAGGTGGGCTAGGTTCGCTACCGAAGAGGGCATTGCCGTCTGCCCCTGCCCACTCTATTTGACGGTTTTTGAGGACGGCTATGCTTACACGTAAGGACTTTCTTTCTCTTGTTCTTCCCCCACTTGGAGAAGGTGAGTCCTACTGTACCGTTGGCATCAAGGAAGATGGGGAGAACAAGGACGTTCGCCAGCGGTTTGTCGGCAGTATCGATGAGATTTCTCAACACGCCGACGAGTTCGTAACTACAAAGTACAATGCGTTCTACGGCATGGCGAAGTATGGCGAAGAGAACCGCCGTACAACTAAGAACGCCATAGCCCTCAAATCATTCTATGTTGACCTTGATTGCGGCCCCGGTAAGCCGTTTGCTGATCTTAGCGAAGGCATGGTTGCGCTCAAGGCTTTCTGCAAGGCCACAGGTCTACCGCGCCCGACCATCGTCAAGTCTGGTATGGGTGCCCATATCTATTGGGTATCCGAAGAAACTCTGCCACGTGAGCGGTGGACGCTGCATGCCGAGCGGTTGAAGGAACTGTGCGTAGAACACAAGTTTGAAGTTGATCCAGTCGTGACGGGCGAAGCCGCCCGCATCCTGCGTATACCCGAGACGTATCATGTCAAAGACCCGACCAATCCTATTTTGGTTGAGGTGTTATATGTAGGTGCCCAGCTTCAGCCTGATCAGATCCAAAAACTTCTTGCTCCAAGTATTGATGCGCTTAACCGCAGCACCGTACCGATCAAGCGGCAGTTAGACCCAGCGACCCTTGCGCTCATGGGTAATTCCCAGTCGCGCTTCAAAACCATACTGGTCAAGTCGTTGGAAGGTACTGGGTGCGCCCAGATCGCCAACATTTTTAATAATCAGGAAACACTTGAAGAACCCATGTGGCGGGCTGGACTCAGCATCGCTCAAGTGTGCGTGGACCGAGATAAAGCCATCCACGTACTGTCTAACCGGCACCCCGAGTATTCACCGGAGGCTACTGAGAAAAAAGCCAACGAGACCAAGGGGCCGTACACCTGCGAGACATTCAAGAAACTAAAGCCATCGCTGTGCGAAGGATGCCCGCACAAGTTCACATCGCCTGTGCAGTTGAGCAAGGAGATTGTCGAGGCCAGCGAAGAAGATAACAAAGTCGTAGAAGTTGAGGAGATCACCAAGGAAGAGCGGCAGTACACCATTCCCAAGTACCCGTTCCCGTATTTCCGTGGACGCAACGGAGGCATCTACCGCAAGGTTAAGAGCAAGGAAGACGATACCGAAATAGATGAACTGATCTTCCCGTACGACATGTACGTAGTTAAGCGCATCATAGACCCCGACTTGGGAGATGCCTTGTTACTGAGGTTTCACACCCCCAGAGATGGGGTGCGGGACATTATTCTTCCCAATACGTCTACGGTATCCAGAGAAAAGTTCATGACTCTCGTGGCGTTTAACGGGATTATGGTGCTTGGAAAGAAACAGGAAATGCTGATGAACTACGTGGAGACTTGGAACAATCAGTTGATGCATGAGAAAGCGGAGAAGGCGCACCGCCAGTTCGGTTGGACTGACGATAACTCAGCCATAATTATTGGCGACCGGGAGATCAGGGCTACTGAAATTGGGTACAGCCCACCGTCCGCACCGACGCTACCCAACGTGCCGTTCTTCCAACCGAAGGGCGACTTCCATACGTGGAAACACATTGTCAATCACTATGCCACCCCCGGTTTGGAGTACCGTGCGTTTGCTTTCTTGTTGGGATTTGGTATCCCACTCATGCGCTTCACCGCGTTGGAAGGCTTCCTCGTAAACCTCTTTAGCCGTGACTCTGGTTCGGGTAAGACCACGATCCTCCATGCCATCAACAGTATTTACGGACGCCCCAAGCAACTGACTCTGGCTCCGAAGGACACGTACAACGTACGTATGCAGCGTCTTGGGGTCATGCAAAACCTAGCCGTGACGATGGACGAGATTACCAACATGGACGCAGAGCAGATGTCTCAGCAGGTCTATGACGTTACGTCCGGTCGCGCCAAGAACAGACTCAAGCAGCATGAGAATAGTGAGCGCACAAACAGCACTCAGTTTCAGACAGGCATGATCTCGTCATCTAATAGATCTGTTATGGACATACTGCTATCCCTAAAGGCGTTTCCAGATGGTGAGTTGAAGCGCATTCTTGAAATACCTGTTACCCCAGAACCGGATGCAGACGCTATCTGGTCGCGTAGTCACTTTGAGCGGTTGAAGGATCATTACGGACATGCTATCGAACCGTACGCTCAAGCCATCGTTGGGCAACTTCCTGCGGTAATGGAGTTGGTAGCGAAGACCCGCGACAGGGTAGATCGTCATGCTCATATCAGGCCAGCCGAGCGGTACTGGAGTTTGATTGTGTCGCTATCTGTAGCAGGGGGACTGATTTCTAAGCGGTTGAATCTGCACGACATTCCTATTCAGCCGGTGTTTGATTTCGGCGTAAATCTGATCAAACTCAGTCGAGAGAAGGGCAAGGAGTACATGTTTGACGCTGACGAGTTCCTCAGTCTGTTCATGCGGAACAAGTACCACGAGGTTCTTATCATCAACAACAAGCCAGATAAGCGCACAGGGATTGAGCATGGGCCGATCCGTGAACCCCGCAACGCGCTTAGCATGCGGTATGAGCCTGATACAAAGATGTTGTATGTGGCTGCTAGTGCTTATCGACAGGAGTGCAACAGGCTTGTTTTAAATTTTGAAGAAACGCTGAAGCCGTACATCAAGGCTAAGGCACTTATCATGCACCCCGGCAACGAAGTTATTAAGGTCAAGCGCATGTTTGTTGGCACCGCAGCCGGTAGCACCGCAGGGGTACGCTGCCTTTGGTTTGATACAACCAAACTGGATTTCTTCAACGAAGAATTTTTAATGGGCGAAGATGAGGATATTCAACCTGCCACTGGTGGTTGAGTGGCATAAGTTCCAACCCGGCTCATCGTTCTTCATACCGTGCATTGACCGTAAACGGGCGGAGCGATGGGTACTAGCCGAAGCTAAGCGCCTGAAGGTAAACGTCTTGTGTAAACAAGTTGTGGAGAACGGAGTATACGGTTTGCGTGTTTGGCGGGTACCGCCTAGAATGCCCTTGCACTCTAGTTCTCCTTGAGCGGAGACCCCTTACCCCCGGTTCGCCGGGGGGATTTTTAATCAATCTCTTCCGTTACTCCAAGTTCTTCGTAGATACCACGAGCCAACTTGGGATCCAACGTCACACCGTTGACGGACATAGCTATCTTCTTTTGCCGACGTTCGACGGCACCAATCAACGTATCCGCAGTAATCATGCGACCGGGATACTTACGGCTAAACGCCCGTGCTTCTTCAACGGCTTCCCTAAACCCTTCCATATCCCCACTGATACGCGCTACGGCGGCACGAGCGATGATGGCGTTACGTCGTTCACGGATCTGGCTTTCCATGCGCTTGGAAGCACCAGCTATGTCACCGGCTTCGGCAACTTCACTTGGACGGAATCCAAAGATCTGCATAAACACGTTGTAAGCATTTACGTCATCAACTAACGGTATACCGTTAGGAGTTTTAGCGCCTTCAGTTCCGTAGCGTATTCCTTTTAGGATGTTGCCAGCGGAACGCGGTGCAAGTTGCTCAAAACCACGCATGTACTTTTCATCTTGGAAGTAATCAATCGCTTTCGGTACACCTACTGCATACGAGTAAGCAGGTCCAAGAGCCTGCTCCACGACATACGTTACAGGTCCAACTTCCGCCATGCGCTTGGGGTCTTCCCGCCAAAACATACCTGTCCAACCCGTGCGACTGGCAACGTCTACTCCCAGCAAGTAATTGATTGGGCCTTTATACGCAAACAACCCTACGGCCTCTCGTAGGGCAAAGTCAGGATTGTACGGCTCGTCATCATCACCAAGCGCGGCATTTAGCACGGTCACAAGTCCAATACCAAACCCAACAACGGGCATGCCCTGCACGCCAGCAGACAAGAATGCTGTGCTGAAATAGCCAATAATTTCTTTACGCGCTGCATCTCTAATTACTTTGGAATCAGGATCGTTAGGATCAAGATCCTTGGTGGCTTCTTTGTAAGCGTTGTAAAGAAGATGCATACGCTTGATGCCAAACCGCTTGAAGGTTAATGCAGTCTTGGCAAGGCCGTTACCCATGATGGCTGGGGCGGCTTTTGGAAATGACGACCCGTATACGTCATAGACCGCCTTTTCTGCTTCCTCAAACGCCTTCTCATCAAACTGATCAGGCGGGGTACCATTCCTAGTTTTCTGCAAGTCATACGCTGCAATCAAGCCAACCTCTCGGTTGAACATGTCTGACTTGGCAAAAGCCCAGTTGGTGATGCGGTCTACGTTAGTCTTTAGTTTTGCCCAACGGGAATCAAGATTTTTAAACTCCGCAATGTCTTGCAGTTTCTGCTCACGTATCACGCCGCTGTTAAGACCGCGACGAAGCAATTCCTGCATCTCAGGCGACTTGTTTTTGCTGAAGAAGACTGAACTACCCTTGAGCAATGAGTTAGCAACTTTGCCCAACGAATGTCCTTTGCCAAGCAGTCGGCTCAGCATGATTGTGGGGGTATCAATACCCTGCACCAAAGCCGTGGATATGTTGGCTCCCAAATACATCTGGTAACTGAAGTACCCAACCTTTGCTGCCCAGTTGTTAAGATTAGGATTGCGGTTGTAATCCATGTAGGACTCAACGGCTGCTTCCAAATCGTTCGCAACGTCGTTTTCTATGTCTCCTCGATCTGCGGCAGACTTGAGATCGGTAACGAATTCTTCTTGGTGCGCCAAGTATTTAGGCGTGAACTCCATAGTCACGATGCGACGGGCGTAGCTATCCGCTACGTTAGCGTACACGTATAAAGGATTTTTAATGTAGCCCGCCGTACCTTCACGCCTGCGACCACGTTGCAGTACAGAATTAGCAGGCAAGTAGTCCAAGTAATGCTCAAATACTAAAGACTGTATTTCAGGACGTACTTTCTTTTCTTGCAGCGTTGCCATTATGTCGGCAAACAATCCGGTAGGGGGAAGTTGTTTCTCCCCTTTAGCACCGACTTCAGACTTATCGATGATCTTTCCGCCTTCGCGGATGATTTCTTTCTCGGCAAGATCACGTTGCCGTGGATTCTCAAACTGCAAAGCTACGCTGTTGTTTTCCGCATCTGTGTACTTGAGTTTGTATTTACCCGTACGGAACAACGGCAGGTAAACCCTGATACGACGCTCGTTCAGTTTATTAAGAATCTTCTGCCATTCGTTTGGCGTCAGGTATTGCTGAAGAATTTTTTCAACAGAAAGAGAATAGTCCGTCCACGCAAGCCGCAGTTCTTTGTACACCTGCTTAACTGGGGCATCCAACTTGTTGAACTGTTCCGTTAATGGATGGGCATCCGCAACCCAGTTAATATTTCTGGACGGATCATTGACGTTTAAAACTTCAACGCCAAATTCTTCTCTTTCCTTGACCTTGCCTTTAGCGTCAACGTATTGCCGTTTGAGCTTCGTTACA